TTACTCCTATACGCTTTATTTATAAGAGGCTATAAGCCTCCTCAAATTAACTTAGAGTGAAAGCATTAAGACCTTGAGATACAAAGTGTTGATATCTCCATGTGACTTCAAATTCTTCAAGTGCATTTGTTGTTTCATATGATAAGTCAATCTGTGCGATTGTCTGTGGATATGCGTTAACAAATCTATATGTTTTTAGAATTGTGTCGTCTCTGTCTAATTGCTCTACTGTCAAATCAGTTTGATAGTCACCNAGTTCTGTAACACCAGTGTTACCTGCNAGGTCATTGATTCCGTTCATCCAACGCTCAATTGCATTCCTTACAGAAAAATCTGTATCATTAATGAATGTAGTTGACCATGTTTCGAACTCTCTATCACCTGCGATGTAGATGTTTCTTCCTCTGAAAGGCACAGGTATCTCGCCAAGTGTTTGACCTGGTAAGTTTGATGCCTTTGCTAAGAATGAAGTTTTTCTTGAATCTAAACCTATTGCAATGCCTGGTGGTGGTGTTATAGTTACTCTAAATTGGTTGGCTCTTGCGCCAGCTCCAATTAAATTTGCTTTAAAGTCATCTATGTTTGCCATTATACCGCTCCTGCTACTTCAGTAAACGCTACACCAGTTCTTGTTGCAACGAAGTTTAGTTGAATGAAGTTGATAGCTCTTGCAGGTTTAACAAAAATATCTGCAACGAATTCATTTCTATCAATGACTTCGCCAGTATTATTTGATGCATCTGCTACAACAGAAAAGTCTGTAATTCCTCTTCTACCTTGAACATCTCTTAGGAAAGGTTCTACTAAGCCTCTAAACTGAGCTCTTGTAAATTCATCATTGAATTCAAAGAGTTGGAATTTAGCTGCAGTTGCGATTGCTTTTTCTAACAAGATAAACAATCTTCTAACATTGATTCTATCGAATGCTGAAGGTTGTGATAATGCTGTCTTGTCTCCGAATAAAAGCACACCTTGACCTGGTTGATTGATAACTGGGTTTACTCTTGCTCTGTATAGTCTATCTCTTTCAGATTGATTTGGATTGAAAGCAAGTTTAACTGCTCCTCTAATTCTACCTCTGTTATATCCAGCAGGTGAGAAGAAAGAATCAGCAACTTGGTCTGTTCTTGCACAAGTTCCAGCAACATCACCATTTAATGGTACGAATCGGAAAGTATCATTGTACTTGTCGTACATATACTTGTAACCTGAATCTAAAACCATAAAAGATGAACTTGGAAGTGTATCTGCATCAGTAGTAACATTATCTGCAGCATCAGTTGAGTTTGTTACTCCAACCACTGCACCTCTTCTAGGTGAAACAAAACATAAACAATCTTTTCTAGTTGTTACAATGTCGTTAAGCATTGTTGCATGAGTAGTAACGCCTGCTGTTGAATCAGCAACTATTGATGATGGTCCACCTAAAATTAAGTTTACATCTTCTAATGCGTCATCTTGGAATTTCTCATAAGCAACTTGAATTTCTCCAGCAGTAACAGCGTAATCATCTGTTCCACCAGTTAAATTATCAACGACAGGTGCGACAACATCTGTAAATGCAGTTGTGCCTGTTAAATTAGTTCCCCAATTTGTACCGCCTGAAATGTGGTCAGTCCAATAAATTTGAGTTGAATTAGCGTAAAGAAAATCTGGGTAGTAAATTGAAGAACCAGATTCGTTCTTTGCGTTTAAATGTTTGGATAAGTTTCCGAAACTTTCAACAACCGAGTTAGTTCTATTACCAGCAGCTGAGTTTGCAAAACCTGTTATTGAACCATCTCTGTCATAAACAACAACATGTAACTCATCATTTGTTCCTCTTTGATTTGATGTTGCGTATGTTGATGTACCTGGGGCACCGTTAAATAAATCATAAAACTGCCAACGTCTTTTAATGTATGAGTTGTCAGGTATGGTATTATGAACGCCACCACCATTTGGATTATCTTTTTGTCTAATTGTTAATGTGTCTGTTGAGATAGAAACGACTTCATACTCTTTACCATTTTCGCCACTTACAGGTGTTGTACCGGCAGAATCTGAAAAGAATGAAATTAAATCGCCAACATTAATTACATTGTTTGCTAAATCAGCATCATCAACTGCAATTGTTGTTGAACCTGCAGCATCTTCTCCAACTGTTAAGTTAGAAGCTGATAATACTTGTTCGTATGCTGTTGCACTTGGGCAAAGCGAAACTCCTAGTGAGTTACCCCATGTTCCGGCAGTTCTTGCAGTCCACTCGCCGTGTGAACCTTCACCTGCTGAAAATGAAGTTAAGTAGTGGTCTGTATCTCTTATTAAGATACCACTATTTGCTCCAGCGTTGAGAATACCACTTTCTGCTCTTACAACCTTTAAGGAGTTTGTATAACCTAAAAAGTTTGCAGCTGTAAAGAAAGATTCAAAGTTAGATGAGTTTGGTTTTCCAAATATCTTAACTAATTCTTCTTCACTTGATACTGTCGTTACACTAGAAACAGGGCCTTTTTCAAATGCACCTGCGATTGCACCAATAGATGTTGCAACGGTAGGTACCACATTAGTTAAATCGACTTCTCTTACCTGAACGCCAGGTGAAACTAGAAATGCCATGGGTTGTCTCCTTTTAAATGATTTAATATATCATTATTTCTTTATACAAGTTTATTTATAGTTTTTTTATTTTCAACAGCGCCATTTTTATAGACCGATTGTATATAAATAAATTTATGCAATCACACTATGACAAATATAAAGAAACTATCAAGAAAGTGGCAAGACGACACTATAATAAACGTGTATCTTGGTTAAATTCCCACTTATCTGATAAATCTTGTATCAATTGTGGTGAATCTGAAACTATATGTCTCAAATTCTATCCTAACGATTCAGAAATTCGTAAAAAATCTAAAACTACTGCAATTAATGGACAAAGAGAAGAAATTTCAAGTCTAATAGACAATTCAAAAGTTCTTTGTCATAATTGTTGGATTAAATTAGATAGTGATTTAATCGAACTTATTTAGTCATCTCTAGGAATTACGACTGTCGACCATTGACTTCCGTATTCTGTACTTTCATACGGGTCATTTAAACCATCATCTACAAATCCAAAAGGTGACATATCAGATTCTAATTGATTTTGTGTTTCAGAATACATTTTAGCACGAATATTCATATCTGTTAACTCTTTAAAGTATGTTTGGTCACATGCCCAAGAAAACAGTACTAAACACATCGCTAAATCGTCATTAGCACCCTCCTCAGCCTCGATTTGGTTTCCTTTTACTATAAATGTCGATAATTCGTTAATCATGTCAAAATCTTGAATAACTATCTTATCTGATTCTACAATTTGTTTTAAATTAGATGTACCTAACTTTTTTACAGCCTTAGTTGTACGCACACCCAATTGTGCTTTACCACCAGAATATCCACCTCCCATAATTTGTCCAGCACGACCACGCATATAACACATAACAATATTGTCATATTCTAAATCATAATGTAAATTATTCGAAACTTGTTCACCAATATCATTAACTTCAACTAAAACAAATGCATGATGGTATGCTTTTGCAACTGTATTAATTTTATGTGGGAACATTAATGGTTTAATTTCATTGTCTTTAAATGTTGCAACAACTTTATATGGTATTTGTGATACATCAATAACTGCAAACGCAGAACTATCATTTTTTGTTCCTCTTGATACATCGCATGTTATAAAGTAAGTATGGTCTTTAATAGGATTCTCATATACTTTTAATCCAGCATTTTGTTGTATAGGTTCAATGTATGAAAGTTGTCTAAGTTTTGAAGCATTGATAAGTGTATTGGCAGAACCTAAAAATTCACATTCAAATTCTGTTCTAAATTGTTGTTCACTTGTATTTTTAATTGTTTCTTCTTTCCACTTTTCATCTCTGCCTGGTACTTCACTCCAATGTACTTCAATCGGTATGTAAGTATTTCTTTTGTGTTCAGCATCATTCCATAATTTGTAAAACATATTCATACCATGTGGTGTAGATACAATTATAACTTTTGTACTCTTACCAGAAGATATTGTAGGATAAACAGAACTAAAAAAATCTTCAGCAACATTCGCTGGTACATAAGCAAATTCGTCTAAGAAAATAATATTATAAGAACCACCTCTAACAGCAGAAGCTGATGTAGATGATGCAAGAATTTTAGAACCATTTTCTAATTCTAAAGAACCTTTATTCCATGATAGTATTCCTTGTTGTAACCAAGTTGGAAGGTTTTCATATGCAAGTTGTAATCTTCCTAATAAATCTCTTGCAGTTGCAGCTTTGTTTGCAAGTATGGCAATGTTAACATTTGCATTAAACAACGCATAATGTAATAAGTAGGATATCATGATTGTTGATTTACCTGATTGTCTAGGTAACTTACAAATTGTAAATCTATTACTATGAAAAGTGCCAATCATTTCTTTTTGAAATGTATATGGTTTAAAAGGAATTAAACCCTCATCTAAAGAAACAATTTGTATATAAGTTTGTACAAAGTATAATGGGTCTTCCATACACTTTTGATATTCTAATATTTGTTCCTTAGTCCATTCTTCAGGCGTGTTTGCTTTTTTTAGATTAGGATTTCCTAGATAACTTTCCATTAATCTTTTTTCTTTAACATCTTTTGTAATTCAGCAGTTGACCCAACAAACAAAGCATTCGTAACATTTTTAGGACCAGTCTCTGGTACCTCCTTTAACTTTTTCATTTTTGTTTGTAAATCTACAAGTTTTTCTGTAACTTCGGCAACATTTTTTATTAAGTTTCCAGCAACTTCATATGCTCTTGGTTGTTCAGATTCTTGAGCAAGGTCTAAGATACCTTCAATAGCATCTTGTCCTCTTTCGATTAAGTTGTAAAAATTTTCTCTTTGATATTTGTAATCTTTATCCATATCATCATCTGATGATTGTGGTTTTGGTCTAGGTATTACTGCTTGTTTTTTAGTTTCTTTTTTAACATCATCAACAACACCTAATGCCTTATCGATTATATTTTCTACATTGTCTGTCATATTTGTATCTCATTATGTATCTTCACCACTTGCAGGGTCAAAAGTCTTTGCATCTTGAAAGAACGATACTGTTTCATTAAAACCAAAATCATCATCTGCTTCAGCACTTGTTGGATTTGGTGTTACTGTTGTTCTTTGAATTCTTGCAGGTGACTTATCTGGCATATCAGCATATTGGTCAACTTGTACTTGTTTAATAACTTTGCCAGAAGTAACTGGGCCATAAAGATAAAATTTAGCAGTAAATCCTAAAGTGTAAACAATTGCTCTTCTTTCTGAATAATCACCTCGGTAACTATCTTCATAATTAATAGAATTTAAAATAATTGGAACATCTCTTTTTATTCCCATGTCTGCCATATCATTAATTGTTACTGTATAATCAGGTTGGAAATATGGAAGTATTTGTTCAACCATTTGTAAAGCATCATCAGATTGTTTTGCCATAGCATACAATTCAAAATCTAAATTATATGGAACAGGCATATATTGAGAATCTAATTGTTTTGTTGTGCTTGATTTCTTTTTCTTAAATTGTTGTACACGATTTAATTTTCTTACTGGGTCATAGGCAATTGTACCAATTTCAAAACCAAGACGAGGTAAAGTAATTGCTACTTTAGAATCTAGATTTGCATCTTGGTCAAGTCTTACTAAAAATTTTTGTTTAGGGCCATACGCCAATGGCACCTTCATTTTCTGTACAATATTTCCATTGTTATCTTTTCTAACAATGTTGATGTCGTTAAAGATTGTACCGAATGTAACAACCAGTCGTCTGATTGTTTCATGATAAAATTGTGTTCCTAACATTATGTTCTCCCAGCATCACCGAATGGATTAGATTCGCTGAAGTCTAATATATTTTCGTCCTCTGCTTCAAAAAACTCATTTTGAGCAGTAGTATCAGTTGACATGTCGCCTACTATATAGTCTTCTTGAATGATGTAATTTGCATCACCTGAATCAGCTGCATTCTCAAGAAGAATACTTTCACCAATTGATGCTTCATCATCTTCGTGAACAACCACATCTTCGTCTTCCATTAATAACGTGTCTGTATTTGAACTGTCAGTAAAGAATTCAAGAGCAATACTTTCGTTGTAAGCAGTTGTTGCTTCAAGTGTAACTTGATGTTGTAAAGCGTCACCTGTAAGAGCATCTTCAATAGCGTCAATATCTGCAATACCTGTATCAA